TCTGACCAGCAAATCCAGAAACAAACATGTCTGCCTGGAAGGCAGGTAGTTTTCTGGAGATTGCCTCTCCACCGATACCGCGAGAAGCAATAGCGCCGTCGCCAATATGGTTGGAAACAAAACGCTCTCTTGCTGTACCATCGGTAGCAAGTCTGACAGTGAATACTTCCGCGAATATTCTGATTGGTACAACACCTTCTCCAGTAATACGGAGATGTGTTGTAATGTCTGGTGGATTGAAAGTGACGGCCTTTCCAGCAAATCCAGATAGAGCAAGATCTGCCTGGAAAGCTGGGATTCTTCTGGTAACAGATTCTCCACCAATACCCTTGGCGAAGATTGTACCGAATCCACCATATACATCGACGTTGATGTATTCACCTTCTCCAGATGCAGTGAAGGTTCCGAATCCAGACTCTGCGAATACGAGAGTTGGTGGTTTTGGAATAGAACCAAAGATTCTCGCTGCAGAATCTGCATCGTAATTTCCGAACGAGAATGCTTCTTCGGCCGATCCAGTGATAGAGAATAGAAGTTCTCTTTCTCTTGCATTGATGGTGATGGATTCTGCTGCACCAGATAGCGTCGAGATACGACCACGACCACTCCAGTTTGGTACGTAAGCTTCTGAACCAGCACCAAAGATTCTTGCCTGTACTTCTGGTTGCTCTGTAAATGTGAGTAGAGGAGCAGGAATCTCTCCAGTAATATCGAAGAGAGCACCTTGTGCAGTTTCTCTGACAGTAGACTTGAGGGAAGTAATTCCTCCAGTAAAGTCGAAGAGTGAGAATAGATCGTCTGGAGATGCAGTGAAGGATTCTGCAACACCCGACAGCGTAGAGATTCTTCCAGTTCCCTCGTATCCTCTTGCCCTGACTTCTGTAGATGCGCCACTAATATTGAATAACGTAGCGAATACTTCATCAACAGTTGTAGATTCTGCTGCACCTGAAAGACCGAATAGAGTTCCCGATCCCTCGTGTGCTTTGGTTGCTCGTAATACACTTTGACCAGTGATATCGAAGAGAAGCTGTCTCTCGACTGGATTGCCAGTAAAGGATTCTGCAGCACCAGACAGTGTGGAAATGAATCCAGTTCCTTGGTATCCTCTCGATCTAATCTCGGAAGAAGCACCAGTAATGAAGATGGTTGCATCCTGAACTGTGTTTCCAGTAAACGAAACACCTGCATTGCCATCGAGTTCGATTTCGACATCTCTCTGTTCTGCAAATGTCGTGAGAACATCGGCAGAACCAGATGCCTCGAACAGAACATTGAAGCTCTCGGCAACACCAATCTTCTCTGATGTAGCAGCACCAAAGACGGTAAGTCCACCTGTGCCACTGTGTACGTTGGGGAATGAAAGTTCGACTTCGCCACGAAACTTGAATAGACGATCTCCACCATCTTCCGCACCAGTGAAGTGGGAAAGATTGATAATAATCCTTGCAGTACCACTAAATCTCTCGAAGAGACCAAATGGATACGTAGTATCATGGTCAAGAATATACTGCCAATCTTGTCTGTCGTCTGGAGTAGAGAACCATCCCTGCTCTCCAGTGTATACAAGATCTAATGTACCAAAATCTGTTTCGGTGTATACAGCAACTGGTTCTGCATTCGTCGATGGTATAGCAGCAACAGATCCCAGATCAACTGGAACGAAGAAGTCAATTGATGTGCTGTTATAAGAGTAGACTCTCGCTTGATCTGCACCGACGAAGCTGAATAGACTTCCAGTCGTTTGATGTGCGAGGGCAACTTTCTCTGCAACAAGGCCACCATCGATATCGAGAAGAACGCGACCGTTGTATCTCGGAATGAATCTGGATTGTGCAACACCACGGAATGAGAACAGTGCTTCTCTTTCTGTTGGATTTCCAGTGAACGCTTCTGCAGCACCAGACAGTGTGGAGATTCTTCCAGTTCCTTGCCAACCTCTTCCGATCTTGAAATTCTCCAGTGTTCCTTTGAACTCGAATAGAGTTTGGAACTGTTCACTGGATACAAATGCTTCTTCTGCACTGCCTTTGATGCTGATAACACCTTGACCGTCCCATACAGGAGGAACGAAGATGAATACATCGCCACCAACAGTGAGTGTACCAGAACCAGAGAAAGCACGAACTTTTGATGTCTCGCCTGCGCCCTTGAGTGGTAGGAGTCCGAATGGATAGTTAGTGTAATTATCAAGGATACCCTGGTAATCAATGCGAATGTCTGGAGTAGACATCCATCCAGTTTCACCAGTGTAGCGAAGATCTAGGTCACCATAATCCTCGAAGATTGCTGCTGCATTAGCAACAGATCCGTAATCAGGATGAGTAATAAAGTCAATCGAAGAGGTGTTGTAAGAGTAAACTCTTCTCTCTTCTGCTCCGATAAAGTCGAACAGAACACCTGTACCAAGATGGGAGAGGGTGACTTTCTCTGTAACGAGACCACCGTCGATGTCCAGATGCACTCTTCCATTGTATCTTGGAATAAATCTGGTGAGACCAGCGCCCTGAACCTTGACATCAAGACCTTCGATAGCAGGAATTGCAGATCTGCTCTGACTCGCAACACCTCTAAAGTTGAGTAGCTTGTCTTTTTCTTCTGGACTTGCAGAGAATGTTTGCGCTGCACCAGATAGAGTAGAGATGAATCCAGAACCAAACTCTTGTAGAGAGAAGCTTGTCTTGGATGCACCTTCGATGAAGAATACACCTTCTCCGTAATGATTTTGTGGACCCTTGGTTCGAGCATCGCCAATGACAAATACGTCGCCAGTACCAGTAATATGTGTAAGTTTCGCACCAATTGTTTCGCTGCGAAGCTTGAATAATCCGAACGGAGACTTGGTGTAATTAACGAGAATCTCGCCACGATCAAAGATCTCGTATACATCATCACCAGGATCTCTGAATAGAGAACCAAAGTCTTCGTTAGGTTGTGTTGTGGTCGCAGTAACCTGACCATAATCTTCATATGTGAAGAAGACGGTTCCAGGATATGAATAAGTGAGACTTCTGGTCTCGTTACCAAATCCAAATAGAGTTCCAGAACCATCATACGCAAACGTGCGTAGTGGTTGGGTGCTACCAATATTGAATAGAGTACCACTACCAATGTGGCGTAGTGATGACAGGACTAGAGCTTCACTACCAATCTCAAATAAGGTCTTGCGAGTATCTCCATCTCCACCGACAACAACTTCGCTGCCATATGATAGTGATATAAATCCGTAGTGATCAAATTCATATGTACCAGACCATGTTAACTGGTAAATTCTAATGGTCTGATTAGGTCTTCTTGCCTCTACTGGGACAGTAACTGTCTTATCGCCAGGAGTTGTGTAAGTAGTTTCTGCGTGGTCTAGTAATTTTCTAGATGCATCATTAAGGGAGAGACCTGTATCTAGGTATCTCATCCATAGGTCTTCGCCATTATCTGGAGTCTCTCCACCATTAGACCCATTACCCATAACGAGTCTAAAGGTGATCTCCTCAACATCAGTGAGGTCTAGAGTATATTCAACTTTTCTGTTTGTGCTGCTAGATGATCCAGGGTCGGTGACTGTGCCAAATCTGACGTGTGGACCTACAGCAAATCCATTAGTAGGAGTTGTGCCAGATCCACTGCTGGAATAGTATATGGATCCATCATATACCGCATTGTAACCGCTGGTCAGATCCGCAGCAGTTAACGTGGTAAGTGAACCTTCTATGCTCGTATAATCAAAATCTTCTGGGAATACCTTGGTGACAGCCTCACCAGCAAAGCTACCGCTGAATAGGGATCCAGAACCCTCATATTGAGTGCTGTAAGACGGCGCAGCGTCCCCGTATACGTGTTGGACGCCAGAAGCATCGTAACGATACAAGAACGCTGCGTTCGCCTCTCCTCGGAGGGAGATAGTGCCTTCAACAATCCATGGGGCCTGTAGTCTTGTGAATGCTTCGCCCAACTCAAAGAGTTGACCGCTACCAACGAATACCTTCTTAACAACAAACGTCGTGCTGCTCGCTAGTCTAACGACGCCGAATGGGAATCTTGTCTGTTGATCATAACGCATGTCACCCCAGTCTTCCTGACCAGTAATAGGTTCGGTGACACTTCCATGATCGATTGTTGCCGTGGGCGCTCCAAGCGTTCCCAGGTCAACATAAATGAATTGGAGAATTGAAGATGGTGTATAGCTGTAGGAAATATTCCCGAAGTCAAACCCAACTACGGGAGATATAGACCCAGAACCAGCATATGAAAATACCATCTATATCAGCATACAGCGAAATAAAAGGGGGATCGCAAGCAACCCCCCTGATACCATGATATAGATTTCAATATAATTAGATCAGTCGAGGCTGACGTTGAGGGTGACTTTAATTTGGTCGCCGTCGTTTTGGATGCTGTATGGTCCGTTGGTGAATCTTTCTGCGAAGAAGATCGAAGAATAGAGAGTTAAATCACCAGCGCCATCGAGTGCAGGTTCTGTAGTAAAAGTGTTTGCGTCTTCTACAGAATGGATTGTGTATGTTCCTGCGGTTGTAACAGCGTTACCACTACCCTGATCGATGTAGATTACATCACCAACAACTAGACCGTGAGCAGTTGCAGTGACTTCGGAGAAGTCAAAGTCAATGTCATCGTTGTTATTTGTGGGCTGAATGTTATCGATTAGAGCGTTGTTGAGGTAAACGATAACGGTTCCATCTGCATCAGCAGTCTCTCTGTCGATACCGATGATTTCGGTAGCAGCATCTAGACCATTAGGACCAGTGTTAGCAGCGTTGGAAGAAACAACCATTCCTTTAGCAAGATCAGCAGCAACTTCTGCGAGGAAGTTAACGTCGTTGCTGACGCCAGCAGAAAGTGCGGTATCGATGTATACGGTAGTGCCAGCAATACCAACCACACGAGTTCCAGCAGCAACACCAACACCAGTTACGCGCTGACCGATTGCAACACCAGCAGTTGAGGTAACTGCAAGTTCGAAAGTACCAGAGGTGCCAGTAGCAGCAGTCGTATTGGTGATAGCAGGGAGTTCGATGAACTTGTTGCCCAACTGACCACGAATACCAGACTTGGTGATGGTGGTGGCAGAAGCACAAGAAGCAGCATCAGCAACACCATGAATGGTGCTAGGCATGTTGTTTGCGCGTGCTAGGTAGTAACCGTAGATGTCTCCAGCAGCAGCACCGAAAGTGAAAGTTTGCTCTGGGTAGGAAGCAGTGGTTCTACCTTCACCGAAGGAGAGTGGCTGTGCTGCGAAAGTACCAGTGTTCTTAACACTTAAGTTGAGAGTCGTGCCATCAATGTCAACAACATATGCGCCAGTGCCTACATCGCCACCAGTTACATAGTCGCCTTTCTTGATACCTGCGTTAGAAGCAACGGTGATTAGATACTCGCCAGCCGTGCCGTCGCCATTAACAGTAGTAACAGGAGAGGATTCTGTAGCAATCGTCCAACGGTTGCCGTTCAGAAGAATACCTCTTTGTTGTGAATAGTCCTGATCAGTTCTGTTGTTGACAACAGAAGGATAATCAGTGGTTACTGCTTGACCGTAACCGATGACATTACCATCGATGTAAGGCTCATAATATCTGGTCTGTGAAGGCGTATCGCTTTCTGCAGGATACGTATCAGTGGTGTATAGTTTAAGGATTAAGTTTCTGGGGATCGACTGATTAGCATTCAGAAGATTACGCAGAGACTCAATTTCACCATTATTGGTTACTAGCAATGCCATGGAGACTCTCCTCTACTTTTTTCGTGCGAGTTTATTTTTATTTATAATGAGTATGATTTATAATTTGAGTTTCAATGAAACTACAAACCTTGAGATGTTAATTGAGTAGATGACCTCAAACTGGAAGATATCCCCAGCGTTCACAGTGGTGTTCCATGTTGAAAGATTGTCGTCTTTATTCTTTCTCTGAACGCTATTATTTAGCACACCAAGAGTAGGTCTTTCCGTACCACAAATAGATGTGAAATTGGGGAAGTCTTCAAAGCTACACTTTTGAATGTCAACTTCTAGATTACCTTCAGTGTCAGAAATGACAGTCCAGGACTCGATCTCTCCTGTGACATCAATGGTCATGTTACCCTTCACGCCATTTGACATTGGGAATGACCCACTATCAATTACATAGTTGAGGGTTCTGGTCAGGTCAGCAGTCGTAGCATATGCAATACCAAAGAACGCTGCTCCACCTGTGGGTGGAGTGTTGAATACGATCTGATCGTTGGATACTACGTAATCAACTTTAGGTTCTAGAATGACATTATTAATAGAAATGGCAATCTGTTCCTCATTGAGAGGAGTGTATGACTCGCCATCTACTGTAATATTAAATGTATCCTGAACACCATCAAACTGTGATGCAATACTGTCAATCAATAGATTGGAGTATTGTGTTGACTTTGACGGAATCTGGTAGTTTACATCGAGTTGGTACTGCTGTGGTAATTGCTTACCTACTCTATATGAACTATCACCAACTCTAACGTTATACTGGGACATCAAGCAACTCCTGGGCTTACTTCAGCGTTACCCATAATTACTCTGGTCTTATATCCATTTGGATCGGAAAGAACAATGTCATAGACATAACGTCGTCTATCTAGTGCCAAAGTCTCTACGTCAGTCAGCGTTAAAGCAATCTCACCTGTGGTTCTATTTACAAACGTCAAGGTGAATGGAACGGAAGTGGTCGCTGAATAACTCTTCTTCATTGCAGCGGCCCCAGTGTACCCCGACATGTTGAGTGGAGTACCATCTTTATTGGTGATAAAGAACGTAACGCTGAAGTCTGCTCCTTTATCAATCAGTAGGTTGACTGGAATCGCTGCCATCTTGCTTCTCTAGTAGATCTAATGTTTCTAA